ACCCTAATTCTAAGTTAATCATATTATGAAGTATTGAAAGTTCATAATGTTGCAAAGAAAAAGCCCCAATTAAGGGGCTTAATCACCAATAAATATATGAAAACACACAATCAATGCTTATGATGCAGTGGTAAATGCTGATGAACTTACCAATGCTTGAGCAGGTAATGCTTCCATTCCTGTTAAAGTTAACTGAACTCCGTTAAAATCTCCCATTGCTGCACCTGAAGTATGACTTCCTGCGCTAACTTCCATTCCATTAACTTGACCTAACAACCAAAAAGTTCCATCCTTCTTCTCAATGATAGTTAACAATCTTGCCTGAGCAATTACAAGCCACTTGGCTCTTTGTGCTTGACTCATTTTAGCAAAGTTTGCTACCAATGTTTGAGTATAGAATATAGTTCCGTTTGCAGGTGCTGATGTAATTTCCTCAGTAAATGAATCGGCTGCCTGTGGCATTAATTCATACTTGTAAAATTGCACGCCTGAAACTAAACTTATACCTCCTGAAACTGAACTTGTGATTGTAGCTGCTGAAACTAAACCATTCGCAAAGTAGATGTTCTTTAAGCCACCTACTGCGTCTTTACAATCTAATGTATATCCTGAAACTACTGCACACGCCATAATTTTATAAAATTAAATGGGGGCTATTAACCCCCGTTATTTATGCTAAAACAAAATTGACAATCTCGTTAGGAAATGCAATCTGCACACCTGCTTTGAATTCTGCTACATAGCGAACTTCCATAGCTTCCTGTGCATAGAACATCTCGAACTTAGATTCTTCACCAATCACATCGCAACCAAAGAACATATTAGAACTTCTCATTGCAATTATGCGGTTAGTGTTATTCAATCCATTCACACCAATTACTTTAATGTTAGTACCTGGAATAGTAATCTCAAAGTTTGAGTTACTTGAATCGGTATTGTAATGGAATAGGTTTGCATTGGTTAATGCCAATTGGTAAGTTCTGAAAGTACCCATTCCGCAAAAAACAACCGTATCAGGTTTGTCTAATATCGCAACTGGTAACGCTCTGTAAACACCTTGAAAAATTGCAATCACATTCGAAGTAGTGATACCACCTGATGCGCTGTAAGGTGCGCCTGTTGTGAATCCACTTGCATTCGCTTGGATAACTGAACCTGAAGCCGCTGTAATGATTTTCAACAACCCATCGAAACGAGCTAAACTCGAATTTCCTGAAGTTGTATCACCTTGCCAAAATGCAGTCTCTAATTGTTCTGCGATTAAACCCGCTTTTAAATCGGTGTACTTTTCTTCGAAAGGAATAGTTTTAGGATTAGAACCTGGAGCCATCACTAATTGAAGGTACTTTGTTTCTAAGTCTTTTGGACATAAAGCCTCATGTACTCTGATAGGTGCAACAGTTAATGTTCTGTTTGAAAATGTTGTTGTTCCTGATGCACTGAATCCGCAAGAAGTACCTGCTTGGAATACCGCATCGGTATCCATTACGTTAACTTGCTGTGACGATTTAACGCCCGGCATTTTAGTAGCTAAACTGATTGATTTAGCTGAGAATAATGACTTAGTCAATAGTTCTCTTTCGTTGGCTTTTGTGTAGGCTGCCAAAGCCGTTACATTAAATGACATAATATTTTATTTTTTGTTTAAAAATTCTACTACTCTACTTAGATTATCTAATTCGTTTTGCTTTTGCTCAGATAATTTTACGTTGAATGATTCTGTTTTGCTTACTTCTGCACTTGGTTCATCTGCTAATTTCTCAACGATTTGAAACATCAATGACATAGCTTCTTTTTGCTTGCCAATTGTTTCGGTTTGCTCAGAAATCATTTCGCTGTCAACCTTCATTTTATCCTCAAGTGCCTTGATTCTTGACTCATAAGACTTACACATTTCTTTGATAGCCATTATCTCCTGCTCGCTCATGTTTATCTCAACTTCGCCCGCTTCCTTTTCTTCTTCCTTTTCTTCTTTTGGCATTTCAATTGATGATACAACTCCGCCTTCTTCGATAGTTATCTTACGTCCATCTTGCAACTCATGGTCACCTGTTGGTGCAGGGATTTCTCCTTCTTCTGAAACGACTGAAACCAAAGTTCCCTCTTTTAATTCGCCATCCCATTTTATGATAGTAATTCCATCAGCTAACTTAGCTTCTTGCATGGTTACTTTTTCCTCAATAGTTTCCTCTTGAAACATTGATTTTAATTTGTCTAATAAGTTTTTAGCTTCACTCATATTTGTAATTATATTATATTTATCTTGTTGTAATCTATTCAACATTTCAAGCAATTCTAATTCTTCTGACTTAGTTTCCTTAACTTGTTTTTCTTGGAAAAATCCCTCAACTGAAAACCCTTTAAAAACTCCTTCTTTAATGAAGTCATTCCATATTTCATCGTTGTCAACTTTGCAGGAAATAAACCAACTTCCATTCGGTAAATCTTCAAATCCTTTAGGGGCATTAATTCCTCTTTCCTCGTCTATGACAAAGGATTCAATCAAGTAAACCCCTTGTGCTAATAAACTCTTTTTGTGTTGGAGATTGAAGTTAGTAGTGTATTGACTTTTAAAATATTTCTCAACTATTTTTTGAATCGTTTCCTCTGAGAATACTACATTATATTCTTTGCCCTCTTTATCTTTGCGGTAAATCAATTCATTTGGAATCATTGCAGGTCCGCTAATAATTCTTTTCTCTTGGTCGGATTTAAAACTAAAAGCCTTTTTATCTATTTGACTAAGTTTTCTTTGCGCCCATTCTATACCTGCATCACCTCCCCACGCTAACCACATTAACCGCCCGCATCCGTCACCCAATTCCTTATCGCTGTTTTGTCTATGTCTTTCAAATGCTGCCATTCTCGCTATTGTATCTCTGCTTATTGCTTCGCCTTTTGCAAGTTGGTTTGCTCTTTGTTTTCCGACATCAGTTCCACAATCGCCCCATCCGTTTTCCTCTGCATATCTTAAAGCTATCTTTGCATTCTCTTTTGCTTGTTCAGGGTAATCTGTATAAGATTCGAATTGTTCGTCTTTGAATGCTATCCAATTTCTTTTAATTGCAGGCTTATCGACTAAGGATATAAAGTCAACTCCCGATTCATCATCTTCATCATTAATTACTAATTCGTATAAAGGTAATTCCATGTAGTAAAGTATTATTTAAATTATTTATTTTAACCTATTGTCGCCTTAGCCTTTATTGAACTTACTTGATTCTGTACTTGTGTAATATCTGACTCAACCACTACAACCTTAGTCATGCCTACGTTGTTCACGTCTAATGGACCACGATTATCTAACTGCACAAAGGATGAACTCGGTCGGGTTATTGGTGGCGGTGCTGATGCAATAGGTCCGCCTCCTCCACCACCTCCATCAGTTCCTTTTGCGTTTGTACTTAATATCTGTTGAACCGCCTTCAATCCTGTTGCCGCTGCCGCTGCTGCTGATAGAAATGCAAATACTCCTGTCGGGTCAACCTTTAAGCCTTCTGTATAGGCTCGCATCGTTGCAACATAAGTATTAATTAAAGTCGCTGCTACTGCCATAGCTTTACCCTCCTCAGATTGTTGCCCCATTAAGTTAGATACGTTATTTAATAAGCCTGATAATTGGTTGGCAAAATCAATTTGAGCCGCTAACTTAGCATCTAATACACTCTTATCTGCATCTGCAAGTTTCTTGATATACTCAATTTGTTTATCTACACTTAAAAGTGCTAAGGTGGCTATCTCCGCATCTGTTAACTTTCTTGTTTCTAAAAGTTTATTAGCCTCCTCTTCGGTCAATGATTGCTTTTGGGAATTGCCTAATAACATAGCATTGATTTCATTTTGCAACGCCTCATCCCTCAATCTCTGTTGCTCTTTTAGATATGCCTCATATTCGCCTTGACCTTTTCTAAGATGTGCTAACTTTTCATCATTTAACTTTTTCTCCCTTTCCGCCCTTTCCTTATCTTCTTTTTCTTGTTGGTCTTTTCTTGCCTTATCCTTAGCAGCCTGAGCCTCATTAACTGCATCAATTCTATTCTGTATTCTTTCTTGTAAGTCTGCACTTTGACCTTTATACCTTATCAATGCTGCTTCTGCATCAGCTGCCGCCTTAGCTGCTTCACCTCTATTCGTTCCCGCCTTATCAATCCTCGCTAATTCTGCTTTTGCTATCCTTGCATTTTCTTCTGCAATCTTTAATCCCGCTTCATAATCTTCCTTTTCAATCTTACTGGCTTCTTTTAAAATCCTAATCTTTTCCTTATAACTTAGGTTGACATTCTTAGCTTGAATTAAAAGATTCTTAACTGCCACTTCTGCCTTTGCATTTGATACCGTATACTCATTCTGTACGTCCTCTAATGCTTGAATACTTTTGCGTAAATCAATAGCTTCATTAGCAGCATCACCCATTGCACCGCCTAATTCCTGAGCGGTTTTAGTTGCACCACTAAAATCAAGAGTCATTATCTGCATGAATAGCTTTCCAACCTTATCTAAATTCCCCGCTAATGTGTCGAATA